TTGATGGATTGTTCGACGTAGGTTTGGCTCCGCGTCTCGAACTTTCAGTAACCCATAGCCAACTTCGAATTACCCTGACCTCCATCGTGGCCTTAGCTTACCATTACAGATTGACATTGTCAATCAACCAGACAATCTGACAGATAATAAACAAAATACCTGCAATGGTCCATACTACATCGTTACCTCTCATCTTACACCCTCCTTGCCAAGAAAACAATAAGGAGAATCAAGACGATTACTACTAGAATTGTGGTAAGCATTTTACCACCTCCTCGCGTGGAGATTACCGGACTTGAACCGGTCACCTTCTGCTTGCAAAACAGACGCTCTACCAGATGAGCTAAACCCCCATTGACTCTTCTATACTAGCAAGAGTCTCAGCGGTTGTCAAATAGACAACCCTTCAACATCAAACTCAGACTGAATCATTTTCAGATGGATGTTACAGATTGGAACAGGAATCTCGATACCATCTTCCATGGCTGCGATGATTTCTCCCACCGCCTCTTCTGGACATCCTACACCATCTTCAATGTCTAGTCCACAGAACTTTCTGACCGTGACCCCGGCTTTTTCAAGCTCAGCCAAGTTTATCATGGTCAATCACCTCATAGTCTACCACAGTCAATCCGCAGACGCTACCCTCTCCGAAGCAATCCTTGGTGACTTCCTGTGCATCTTCCTCATTGTATGCTTCAACTTCTACCTTCAGAAGAACTGAGAAAATGTGCTTTTCCATTTAGTTCAGACCCTCTAGGTATTCCCACATAATCTTGTTGTACTTTGCGTCATCCAAGGCGTTATGCTCTCCCTCTTCCTGCTTAGGAAGTTCAGGATAACCCTTGTATTCCCAATGTTGTCTCAAATCTCTTGTAAACATTGGGAAACTTTCTGGCAAATCAATCATCTTACCAAAGAGCTGACACAAAGCAACGTGGTCATAATCACCATACCATGCCCATAGCTCAGCCTTTGCTTCACCATGTGGGTCATTGAATTCGTTTTGAGTTTCGCTTACAAATGCCATGATGTCTTCTCTGATTTCCGCCCGGGATTTTACGTGTGGCCCTGTTGGAACCACAGTAAACCCGCCATCATTAGGAATCTCAACAACTAGATGAGGAATAGTATTCATAACATGATTCATGAGCCAACTATTCTCATAAACTCTTCTGTAATCTGCTTCTGATGATACTGCATAATACTCTTTGCCATCACCCCGGACAATTCCGATAGAGATGAGGTCAATGGTATTTCCATCTTCGTGGAACTCAGTATCATAGAAAAATTTTCTTCTAGGCATTCAACCTCCATAAACCTTACTAGCTTTATGATAGCATGCCTAGCCTTCTTCCTCAACTACATCTTTTTGCCATTGCTTCTTTTCAAAGGCTCTGTCGTTTCTCTTACGTTCACTTCCATAGGTCTTAGACCAAATTTGCCAACGTGAGTTTTTCCGAAGCATTTTCATAAGTGGGCTGTAAGGATTTGCACCTTAGAGTACGAACGCTCATATATTAAGCGTGCGGGTATGGAGTATCCCGACTCCTCTTTCACTACGAAAGCCCATAAAAAGTACCCCGGACAGGACTCGAACCTGCAACCTGTTGATTAGAAGTCAACTGCACTATCCATTGTGCTACCGAGGCAAGTGTAGCTCTTACCCGAACTACAGGGAGTGATTACGATTCACTAAACGTCACTGGTGCGCCCAAGCAGCTAACACTTCTCTCTTATCCTAGGTTGAGTGTTTTATATACGAGTATTCCTAAACTACAGTGAAAATGACAGATGTACGGTCTGTCAAGCTTGCGGGTTCGCAATGAACCCGCCGAAAATTACTTCAAATCCTTAGCTGGAACGCTAACAGACTTACCAGGCTTAAGCCAGACTTCCTGCTTACCCTTATTGTCAACAGGACCAACCGTAACACCACTACGACCATCGGGAAGAGTAACCCTAGTATTTACCTTAGCCATTTTATAATCTCCTTTTATTTTGGAAGCACTTCCAATAGGATTCGAACCTACAACCTTCGGTTCCGTAGACCGACGCTCTATCCGATTGAGCTATGGAAGCATAGAGATAGATTTACCGGCTTTGCCGTCCCTCTATTGGGCTATCTCGTTTACTTATAAGTACATCTTACTACAGAACCCGCCGCGTGTCAATCGACGTAGCCACGAGCCTTAGCAGCAATAACCGCACTGGTTAGTGCACAAGCTGTCTCGCCATCGCCCCAACCATACTCCTGAGTAGAAACCTTAGAGCCTTCACGAATCGCATCTGCCAGAGTGTAACCAGTATACACACTCATACCAATGTCGTCAATCACCTTGGCTAGCTCTTCAGCCTTCTCATCAATCTTGTTCATTATTACTCACCTTAAATTGCAAATCGATATCAAGCGTATCAAGCCAATCAGCAATCTTTTCTCTTGACCACTTGTAGCTATCGTTAAGACTAATAATAGCAGCTCTTACCGTTGTTGTCTTCCCCGATTCAGGATGCTTTACCTGTTCATTAAGACCCGGCAGTTCTCTTACTCGCCTGTCTTCCGTATGGGAGACAATTTGCTTACTGCCTACATGCTGATTACTTTTATCAGGAAGCCAACTGCTACTGCTACCTTGAATCTTATTAAACCAAGCGACACCTTGGTCACTCATCTGACCCATATCTTGCCAATTATATCTGATTTGAGTCCACAAGTGGCTTAGTCCAGGGTGTTCCTTATAAAGACTTTCTAGGAATTTGAACTTTGCAATCTCCATACATTCTTCAAAACTCAATTCCCACAACTCAATACTAAAATTAAGACTTGATTTCATTCCATTAACATACATATCAAGTCTAATTTCTGGAATATCCTCAATGTAATTCGCTGTAATTTTTGGTTCACCAACAAGTGTGGCAAAGATAGTTGGAATGATGACTACCTCAAAATCAACACCGTATGTGCTGAAGGTTTGAGAAACAACATTAGCAATATCTGGAGAAATCCATCTATCTACAGCAAATCCAAACTGAGATTCTATTCTAGCACAAGCAGCATTGAAAATATATGGCTCTGCTACTTTCTTCAAACCCGCCAAAAGACATGACGTAATAATTTCCATTGGAGCAGCATGTGATGCCTTTCCAGTAATCCAAAACTCGGCATCCATTGCCCTTACCTCAAGTAGCCATTCTGCTTCATAAAGGTCTGTTGGACCAAGGGGTTCAAACTTAGGCTTGACCGATATGGATTTTCGAGAGATATTTACATACACGTCTCCAACCCCAAAATACATATTATCTCCTTAAAGCTTGAACCCCGCCGAAAAACAGCGGGGTTCATTAATCACAGACGACCTGCGGAAAAATCAGCTAGGGCCCGAGGTGCGTTGCTGTCAAAGCCAACGAAGTCCATCATTCCCTTATCTGTTCCATCCGCAATTGTGAAATCAGTAGCAGCAACTCCCAGAACAGCAAGTCGCGCGTCGATTCCAGTCTTGTCACGGTAGGTCTTCAGAGCCTGGAAAGGCTTTACAGTTCCACTGTTCACTTCATTATCAGTGATAATGACGAACGTGTCAACCGCAATTCCCTTTCGCTGAGCATACTGAATTGCAGCAGCAGGATTGGTAGAACCAAAGTTCCAACTCTGAACCTTCTGCATTGCAGAAGAAAGAGATGTCTTTCCAGTAATACCAAGGTCGCTGATGGTATCAGCAAATCCCACAATATCACTATAAGGCTCTGTACGAGCAACCGTCATAGCAACAGCAGCAGAAACCTGAGCACAAGAAAGGTCGAGACCAATAGCAGCCTGGCTCATTGAACCAGAAACATCCGTTGCAACAAGAGTCCTCTTACCCGCAGGAACAACACTCTTGAAAGCAAGGTGGAATCCCTCATTGAGAGCATCCACAATCTTGCCGTTAGTCTTCCAATTCTTGTTGCGTCCATAGGACCAAGAATAGCCGGGCTTCCGGTCAACCTGACCCTCCTCATGCACAACAACTGCATTCAGGAAGTTGATTGGGTGAAGACGAGTCTTCTCAATCAACTTACCATCAGCAAGGCGCTCTGCATAGTCAGCCGCAAACACCATGTCATCGAAAGCACCCATTCGCGCAAGGCGGGTGATGTTCCGGACAAGTGCCTGGCCCCGAAGGCTACCCTGGTAAAACAGCGTCTGCCAAACCTTCACGTTCTTGTGGAACTGAGTAGGAAGGGCCTCCCAAGGCATGTACGGGAATCGCTCAAGAGCATCAAGAACTTCCTTCTCAGACTTTGCAGCCTGAAGAGTCTTGAATCCCGCAATGTAGTCAGGACCATTGAACGTCGGAACAGCATCAGACTCCTTGCCAAGGATAAAAGCTCCCACGTATGGGTCAATACCCTTGGGGTGAGACAGCCTGAACAAATCACGGTGCTCCCAGCCATTTCGCTGACGGTACTTCACAGCCTGATACGCAAGGTCGCTAGGGTCCTTAGACTCATACCAACCCGCAACAGACTGCCGCTTTGAACGACCCCAGCCACCAAGCGACTCAATGTAGTTTCCGTACTCATACAGGTGCGTAGAAGTACGAGCAACCTTCTGAACAGCCGCACGAGCATAAGCCTTGTCCTTACCCTCAGTCATGACCTTAGCCAGAGTGAAGAGTGCAGGAGAATTCTTAAGCGCTCGACCATTTACAGAGACATCAACAGCCGTATCAACAACCATACGCTCATCCTTGCGAATAAGGTCTGTTACAACCTTGACATTCTGCTCAGTGAGCTTAGGCTCATCAACGTAATACGTACCCTTATCAGTACCGAGGATAAGGAATCGCTCAAGACGGTCCTTGTCGGACACCTTAAACGTAAACCCGCCCGTGTTGTTCATTACCTCATCTGTACGACCAGGGGTCCTACGGTTAGGCGGAGTTGCAACACGCTCCTGCTTCTGAGAAGCAGCGTACTTTCCAAGAGAATTCGTCATTTTCTTTCCTTTCGTTTTCGGCCCATTTTGGGCATTGGATTTAAGCTTGGCCGTAATCCGGCCGGATTCTCACATCCTATGAGAATCAAGTGCGTGATGAAATTCCTCTTCATCACGAAACTTTGTATTGTAATCAATGGTGCCAAAGAAATCAGCCTGACGTTCAATTTCATCAAGGTCTACATCAATCAGGACTAGGCTATCGGCACTAGGTGAACCCTGACTATTCTTAAGCCTACATGGGAATGGATAGTAGAATCTCTTGTCACCCACATCAATCCATCGCCCAGACTGCTCAAAAAGCCAGTCAATTCGCGGCGGCTTTCCATCCTTAAGAGAAAGAACCTTTCCAATCTTATAAGTAGAAGAGCTACCGTCACGGGCACCACGATAAACTACTGAGCCAACCTCAATCTTTTGGCCCCAGGCATTAATCATTACTTCTCCAGCTCAATGTAGAAACTACCAATAAACTTGCTATCTTCCCGCATCTTCCCCTCAGGAACAACAAGTCGATGTGCCTTCAGATGAAACATCTCCCTATCATCAACAATTCGGTAAGTCTCATCATTCTGCTTGCGAACCAGGTTAACCGTGACCTTTTCCTTGCGAGGATACTGTGACATCTTCATCTCCTTTTTTAGACAAGCTTTAACCCCCTGAAGATTGGTTTTTGGATATATAAGCGTCCATCGGGTTTTTCGTGTTGCCAATTACACCACAGGCCCAAGAGTGGACCCGTCGGGATTCGAACCCGAAACTCCTCATTCACAGTAAGATAACCGAAAAACATCCGACCCAAAAATCTTCAGGGGTTATAAGTAAGTGCACGGATATGGTAGTGATTATCGTCGTATTCTTCACCATAGATAAACGATATTCATCGACCCGAACGCTTTGCGATATCCCCCTAGCCTACTCGCTAGCGGTATTTTCGCCATATTTAATTATGATGCCCACTTCTCTGTGAGCCACGTCTCAAGTGACTTCTTTGTCTTAAAGTTAGTTACGTCATTCTTGCCAAGGTGAAGTGCGTAGTTACTACGGCCAGTCTTTTCGACCAGACCCCGCCACTTTCCATGAACCTTAACAGAAGACCATCCCTGCTTGTCAAGGTCAGACAGCTCAAACTTCTTTGCCATTACTTTACCGGCCTCGCCTTGATACTAGTGAAATTGCTATAATTTGCTGCTCTATTAGCATTCTTCATGTCTTCGAAATACTTCTTGGCCTTATTGACCGCATCAGTCTTGCTTGTCGCCTGAAAGTCAACGTTAAATCGCTCTGTAACCTTCTTTTTCTTGTCATTTAGACAGGTGTACTTTCCAGTTACATTCCACCATGACGTTGCCATTTTAACTCCTAAAATTAAAGCGCCCCGTACGGGAATTGAACCCGCCTGTTGTCTTCCTTGACAGGGAAGTGACCATCCCAGCAGTCCCACGAGGCATGTGATGGTAGAGAGTGTTGTTGTTCAAGCTCCTGTAGCTCTCATTTACCTGCTTGCCGACCATCTTGTAAAACCTTATCACGAACGACGTGTCGTGTCAAACCTTCTATTTGCTCTGCGCTGTAGACGCGCCCTCTTGTTTGCAGCCCGCCGTCTGTCAATTTCTGCTCTAGATACTGTACCAAGATACATCGGCTTGTGCTGGATTGCAATAAGCATTGCCAGTTGATACGATGTTGGACTTGGAGCATCTGTATGAATCTTTAGGTTTTCCATGCGGAAGCGAAGGGAATCGAACCCCCGAAGGCTTTTACACCTCAGTCGCTTTCAAGGCGATGTCCTCGACCAACCGGACCACTTCCATATTTACGGATATAAAGGGAATTCAGAAGTTGGATTCACTAACTTCTGAAGTTAGCTGAGACCACTCTCACTCATCCATTATCAGGAGTCGAACCTGATTCTGATTATTTATGGCATCAAAGATAACTGAATTCTGACGACCCGTAAGCTTGGAGACAAGGGTTCTATGCATTCCTTGTCTCCATCAAGAGAATATCAAATGTTCGGTATCTGATATTTTGATACAATCAATGTACCAAGCTTGTGGATATATATGTCGTAATCGTTAATATGGACTGCTGCTCTACCCATTGAGCTACCTGGACAAGAAAGCCCAGGATAGGATTCGAACCTATACTCGCTGTTTTGAAAGATAAACAATTACTGCCGACCCACGAAATTTAGACCCGCCAATGTGTTGCCAATTATCACTACCACGGAATGAGACTAGCATATAGTCTCCCTGCTCCCTGAGTTGGACTCGAACCAACATCTTTGGCGCGGTTCTGCGTTGGGGAGGTGGGATTTGAACCCACGACCGTTCCGTTATCAGCGGAATGCTCTAACCAGACCGAGCTACACCCCAATTGCGCTTTCGCGCAGTAAAACATTTCGGATATAAAGGCGAGAAGGGAGATGCGGCTACAAACCCGCCGCAGGGCTGCATTTTACTGCCGGTTTCAACCAATTTGAATAGTGTAGATAACCCTATCTCTATCGACCCGAAAGCTTGTAGTTACATCGTATCACTACGAACAACTACTGTCAAGCACCTGCGTTAGGACTCGAACCCAATCTTAAGAGGTTTGGAAGCTCTTGTGCTAACCCTTACACTACGCAGGCAGGGGACAGTTTTTATGGATTCTCACCAATGGATATGTCCTTAACCCAGTTAGCTTGGGGCGGGGTGTAGGATTCGATACCTACATCTCTGGAGTCACACGCCAGCCCCTTAGCTTAGGCACAACCCCGCCAATTTAATGCATATGCGCTACTCCACAAGGACTCGAACCTCAATTCTCGGCACCAGAAACCGATGTCTTGCCATTAGACGATGGAGTAATAAGGGGTTTTTGTTGCCCAGAACCTTCAAACTGGAAGGGACATTATCGCCGGTCCCCATGGGCGTGTTACTATCTTACCGCTTGCAGACTGGGATGTCAAGCTAGCCAGTAATTATTACTTCTATTGCCGAACGTCTCGGAATATGTCCAATTACACACATCCAGCAGTGATAACTACTATGGTCGCATTCCTTTGGAGCCTTTTGCAAGGTCTTAGGAAACGCTCTTGGTTGTGGTCCAGAGTGACAATCCGGGCAAAATTCACCAAGAAGGAGAATCCTACCATTCATGCACGTATCACATGACATAGGGCGAGGAACCTTAATTGACCTGTCCTTCTTTGGACGTTCAGGAAGCGTACCATCAGGATTTGGAATCAAGTCACCCTTTTGGGCGTTACAAGGTCTGTGAGCCTTTCGAAGGTTTGAAAGGTCATTTACCTCTTCGTACGTCCAACCCGCCGCATATGCTACAGACTGTGGGTACCAGTGGTCAATAGTGACCTCAAACATTTCGTCATTCTCATTCTTTGAGAACGGCTTCTTACACAAGAAACAGTTTACACCGTCTCTAGCCTCAATCGCAAGGATTAGTTCCTCACGAGTTATTATGTCATTCATTTCTCTTTCCTTTGCATGGCAATTTTACTACAAAAGGTGTCCGGATAGAGAGATTTGAACTCCCGACCCTTCGCTCCCAAAGCGAATGCGCTACCAAGCTGCGCCATATCCGGATAATGAACACCACTAAAATGGTGGGGGATTTTCACTGGAATCCACCAGCTATGTTCATTCATCCCAGTGCGGGTAGCAGGAATCGAACCTACGTCAGATGCTCCCAAAACATCCGTTATACCACTTCACTATACCCACATATCCACGGCAAGTTCTTTTGTTGTTTCAGACTTTACTCTCGACGCTCTAGAATGTCAAGGGTTAGTATCTACGGAGCAAAACTTAACGGGATGAAAACTGCTCCGTTGTATTTCAGTCTACCACAATCACCAAGGTCGTGCAACTACATGTAAAGCCCGGTGTCACCTTGAGAAATCTTACCCTGAAGCTCATTCATCAAGGTCTCCATCGGAGAAGATGGCTGTGGTTCAGACACAGACTTCTCAATCTCCTTACGGGTATACTCAAGAGCCTTTTCCGGGTCAAGGACAATCATGGCACGTTCTAGTGTTGAAATCAAGATAACACCCGCCGCTTGTTCCTGCCTGCCATAAATCCCCATGTCCCGAAGAACAGTTAGAGTGGCAACCACGGATTCAATTTCTTGTGTAACCTTGTTGAAACGCTCTTCAACAGTTGACATTTTTTCTCCTTGTTCGATGTTAAGAAGCTTACCTCAGGGAATATATCATGTCAAGAGGCGATAAAGGTCATGTGTGAACTCAGAGAAGTGTTTACGTACAGAACCGGGCGGAAGCCCATCATATTTCGCATACTCTTCTTCAAGAGCTACTAGATTACCATATGCTGTAGGGCACACAAAAATATACCCGTCCGAATAATCAATTCGGTACAGTTTATTAGGTTTAGGAATATGCTTTCCTACACATTCACATACTTCATTAGAATCTACTAGGGTAATCTTCATCTCTTTGGTATTAGTTTCTTTAATTGTTTCTAGTCTAACGGGGCTGTCGCCCCGTGTCAAGTCCTCAGATGGTAGAGATTCTGGCAAGATATTCTTCCAATTCCTTAGGCATCGGCCGCTTTGGTGCTCTAATTACTCCATCATTCTGATTGTACTCTTCAATTCTGTTCCGCTGAACTTCTCTACGCACAGACTCTAGAGTCTTAATCTCGATACCTTCGTTATCATTTCGTGATGAATGTGCAATGGCATTGTAAATAGCACCACACATAGCATCCGCCAAGTCCTTAGAACCCTTTCTTGGGTGGTCAACCTTATCATTCTTCATGATTCTTAGCTGTAGAAGTTCATTAATATGCAGGTCCTTTTCCTTTGTACCAATAACTTTATTAGGACCCACAAGACGCTCTTCAGCAACAACCATAGCAAAATCTTCATAATGCTTCTTTGCCACAGACAATCGTTCAGACCTCAAGCCACGTTCACGTAGGTACTCCATGGTGTCGTGAGACTCCCAGCGGTCAAATGTAACGAGACGAATATTAAACCCGCGCCTCTTGAGGCTCAGGATATATTCACGAATCTCAGTAAAGTCTACGTTCTTCGTCTTGGACGGAGTCCAATACCTCACCTGGTCCAAAATAATGACCGGTGCTGGTTCTGTCAACTTGCCACCAATGTTGCGCTGCTCCCACTTTTCTACGTGAGCCATGGCAACCGCCGCATGGTCGTGTACACGAGCTAGGTCTACATGGACGTAGTAATTTTTCTGCGGGTTCGGAATAAAGTCCGTGCGGAAACTGTAGTCGTCATTTAGCGTGGACTGTGCAGAAAAAGCCTTCTCAATCTTGGACCGGTCCTTGAAGAACGCATCAATGGCGTCCGGTGGCATGCATGCAAACCTTGACAGTGAGTCAGTTGGGTCATCATAGAAAGCAGCCATAAGACTGTCAAGAGTTACTAGTGGATTGATTTCCCATGTCGGACGCTTGAGTGCAAAGATTTTTGGAATTCGATAAGAGATAATGTGGTCTTCTTCCCACTCAATATCGAATTCATTGCCCTCTGTTCCGTCAGGAAGATGAGGGTCAACCTTGAATGTATGCTTGCGGATATTTACCTGCTTCTCCGCAATTACTTCCTCATAGCGCTGCTGGATAAAGTCATTCTTAAAACGAGGGAATGACAGAAGAACAACCTTGCCGAATTCAGGGAATCGAGATACAACAGACTGCTTGTACATCTTATAAACAGCAGTAGCAGTCTTTGCCTGTTCATTACCTGATGTAGACTCCAATGCAAAACCAGAAATCTCATCAAGGATAACGAAGATAACGTTATATCCCTCCCAAGCCTCGCGCTCAGAGTGACCGGAATACACAAACACGTTCTTGTCAAACTGGAATTCTCCAGCCTTTTCAGAGTACTTACCAGCAAACCACGGGCTCGTGGTAATACGCTGCTTGAAGTACTTGAAGAAGACGTTATTTGCCTGTGCAGCATTGATAGCAATATTTAGAATTGCAATATGGTCACCCGGTGGCTTTCCGTAGTATCGGGCCGGGTCCTTTAGACAGAGCAGCAAATAAACAATATACGCACATGCGATAGAAGAGGTATATCCCTTTCCAGAACCCTTTCCGAGCTGGAAGATAACCTCATTCATTGTTTCGGCAAATCTTTTTTCCGCCTCCAAATCGCCATACAAAGCGACGAGGGTACTCTTCTTATAGATTTGGCTACTTGCTCTGATAAGCTTGTATTGATTTTGAGAAAGAGGTGGCAGTCCAAGGTAATCCTCAGACTGCACAAACTCTTCAATACTTACGGGCCTTTCTTCAAAATCCTCTCCATCAAGGAGATTCATAAGGTCATTAAAATCAAACGACATTTACAGGCTCAGCCTTCCCAGTTACCTTGGACAAACGCCTCGCAACCTCTAGCTTGCAGTGGTCACAATTGCTGGTAACTTCCTTAAGGATATTGATAAGAATGGCCTGCTTTTCTTCCATTTCTGCTAGTTCATCACCAATGGCGGCATCGTCATAAAGCCCGGCCTTTTGAAGCATATCAATCTTCTTAGCCTCAACATCAGCAATGTTTTTTAGAACTGCATTCTTCGTCTTGTAATCTTGGTTAGTATCGGCTTGCTCAACAGTTTCCCAGAAGCGCTCTGTAATCATAGTGTAATGCTGAATACCCTGCTGCAAGGCTTCTGCTGCCTGCGCCTTAATATCATCATTACCCCGCGCAATTTCACGCCACTCTTCAATCAGCGCAATTGCCTCAGCACGCTTGATGCCCAACTCCTTGGAAATAGTAGTTGGGTTAGTCATACCCTTGATATACATCTGGGCAACCTGGTTAATCTGCTCATATCTGTCGAGCAATTCGATTTCTTTAGCCATTTACAATGTCAATCCAGTCAATTACAGTCTTACCACCATGACCATGAATTGCTTCAAGGTCAATAATGTTGTCATATACGGCAGTACTTGCCTTAGCAGTAAGCCATCTCATTGCACATGTTCCATCATCAAACTGGATACCCTGTGCAACGATTCCGGTGCCAGAGACACCGGACTCATCTTCGTTGCGAACGAGATTAAAACGTCTCATTTCCTTACAGTACGTCTGCGCCGCTTAGGCTTCACAATACCCTTAATCATTTCCGGGTAGAATGACCTAAAAGCAGAACCAACCTCAATAGCATCAATCCAAACCTTGCCTGTTCGAGTATTGGTAGCAACGCAGCGGAACTTAAATTCACCTCTATTGTATTTTACCTTGAATTTCGTACCAGGAACCATCACATCTCCATTGTGCTCATATTCAAATGCAGCCTCAATGTCTGGATGATTCTGATATGCACTCTGCCACCAAGAATCTGGATTGGCAGTTGCTTTTCCTCTAGGTGCCATTATACAGCAAGCCCCTTACCTGATGTTGGAGCGTAAACCCCGCCGCGAAAATCAATTGGCCTATGAAGCCTATTGCCGCACTTATTGCAACGCTGATTATCCCTATCAGCAATCTTCACATTTCTCTCAGTATCTTCATCACATGGAAGACAGGTGTATGTATAAAGTGGCATTTTTACCTTTCTATATCAATTATATCCTGGTTGACCAAAAACGTCAAACGGGCTTGTAACCCACAATTGTAGCGAATTCCTGAATGCTCTTAATTCGCCTACGTGCGTCACCTGCATCCTGATTCCAAGGACGCTCAACAAGATACACTTCCACTCCAGAAGAGTCAAGAGCATCATAATTCTCCAACTTATCTTCAACAAACAAGTCAGTTGGAACAGATGTCTTATCTGCCGAGAACGTAAGTGTATCATACTCAATACCGTGGCGCTCCAACCACATTTCAGTGTTGCGTTCTGAAACTGAAGGCTGAGAACCAAATGACCTGTCAGTTACAATATGAACTGTATGGCCAAGACTCTTCATAAAATTAATGGCATCAGGAGCATTATCTCTTGGACCACCCCAACCAAAAATCCACTGTAGGTCAGCACCCTTATGACAATGCTGAACAAACTCCTCAGCAGTCATTCCCCAGTCAAGGTAGAAATGCCACTTGTCTACCTCTCCTTCATAAATACTGTAATTATTGTACAAATCCGCCGCGCGCAAATAAGACCGTAGAGACTCTGCGAAATCATAGCAGACGCCATCTAGGTCAATTCCTACTCTCAAGAATCCTTCTCCTTACACTGTCGTGAAACTCTTCCAAAGTTCCATCGTTGTGAATAAACCCATCATAACTGTAGTCATCTAGAGCAGTCTCAGAAACATGATTATTTGCCGGACCCACTCCATTTCTGACAATACGAAACACCTTGCCGCCACGATTTCTAATGCCATCAGCCTCATTAACGAATCTGACATCAGTTATAACATAATTCTTATCCATATACATTGAGTCAAATGTAGCATTAGCCCAAATATCATTTCCAAGAACGCGACGAACACAATTCGTTCCAACAACCTGCATCCACCTACGAATATCCTGTGCCCAAACGGTTTCCTTATATCCATCCCATCCACGATTATCAATGATATCCCGCAAATCTACATACGTTCCTAGATTCGAACTAATCTTTGGATTCATTTCATACATGAATTCACGCAACTTGTCAGCGAAGGCAATACGACGAAAGCCGATGCTCTCTAGAGCATCGGCCGCCGAATCCTTACCGCTCCTGGCATACCCTGCCAAGCCGATAATCATTAAATCTGATACCTCAATACATTGAAAGCCTCTCGCATAAAGAGGACGTCATTTCGGGAAGAGTGGTCAGGCTCAGTAAACTTGAAGCCACGTTCCGTCAGCAAGTTATAAATCTCATTCATGCTCGGAACAAAGTCAAGGTCCAACTTTGCCATTGCGTAAGATTGTACCTCAAGCGACCTGTAGTGTCCAGTCCATAGACCGTTCTCCTCAAGGAAGCCGTAATCAAACTTGGCATTACCAGCAACCATAGTCTGATTCTCTAGAGCCTTCTTAAATTCAAACTTCTGAAGCTCTGTTGCCTCAGGCTCATCGTAAACCCGCCGCTCAGAAAACTTCGTCAGGTCATCAATAAATGCAGGGACCCTCTTCACACCAAAGAAGAGTGTAACAGGGTCCTGCTCATTTACAGCATAAGTGACTTCTACCAGCTTATCCTTCTTAGGGTCCAAACCCGTAGTCTCGCAGTCAACAAATACAAAATCTTTCATTTTACCAATCCTTGATTGTCTTTGATTCATCATTAAATGGGGATGTAAATCTTTCTGCACCAGGCCAGCCACCCCACTTTTTTACGTAATACTCACGATTACGCTCAAACATAGGTGATGACACAACAGGCCCATCCATGTTCTGTGTGACAGAACCTCTATGAAGCATACCAGCACTCAAGTCTCTACGATAGGTGCCCCCTGCTACGAGAATGCGACGTGCCATATCGTTATCTTCAAAGTACGCAGGTGAAAAATTCTCATCGAACCACCCAAACTTCTCAACAAATTCCCGTGGCCTTACGGCAAAACAGCTAAAGTCGGGATGTTCATCATATCCCTCATAAGTTTCACCATCAGATGAATTAAATCCTGACACAAGGTCAAAATCATTCAATCCCATGACCATCTTGTGAAGAGTGCCCGGCTTCAAAACGACATCATCATTTGACACTACAGCATACTCAGACTTCATGTCAATAGCTAGACGTAGACCGTCATTCCACCCCCTTGACACGCCAAGGTTTTCTACCCAGTTCGGAATAACGATTGGCCTAACCTCTTCATCGACACTTTCCATTAGTTCCGCAAACCCCTGGAAATTCTTCATCACCGGTACAATAAACGAAATCACAGTTCGTATTTTCTCCAATACTCTCTATTGTTTTTAATTTCTTCTGGCCAAGAATCATCGATGTTTAGTCTTGTATATTGATGACCATCACCCAGCATATCTTGACCAGAAAGCATTCTTCTTCTAATAAGTTCTGGATTATTTACTTCAGGAACATCAAGTTCCCAATGAGCAAATGAACTGAGCTTATGCGAGATATGATGTTCATCCCCAAGCGATGAGAAATGCCAGCCACCCCCGCGAATAATTTCCTTGGGCGGCGTTGTCCTGATAACCTGAGGAGTTGAAATATAACCCTTCTTTACAGCTTTAATTGTATAAAAACCATTATCATGCATATTGATTGAATAGGAGAATCCAGTCAATTCAATTGATACTATATCTTCAAAATTCAATTCTGAAATAACTGCACGCCGAGGAATTTCATCAACATCAGAAATTATAATGATATCTTCATCATTGCATTCTGAAATTCCCTGCATAATTTGATTCCTCTGCCAATACTCACGCTCCCAGGATTCGAATCTGTAATCCGACGAAAATGTGTTATCATCTATCAAACTAATTACATCAATTTTATCAAGATACTTGTCAAACAATTCTCTATTTTCAGAAAAGTAATATGGCTTCGGCTGTCCTCGGAAAGTCTTATTTGACTCAACGAGGACAAACCTGTCAACCACTTCATACAATTCTTCAAGACGAATCTTCAAAACATCCAGTTCATTAAAGAATGTGAAGCAGTCTACTTTCACTGCCAGTCAACTGCCTTCAATGCCTTGAGTACATTGTTTACACGGGCGTCCTTCTTCTTACCAACAACCCCCACAAAATACAAATCGAGATTCACCCGATTGTCATAAAATGCATAACTGGAAAATCCAGCAAGGTCATCCTCGGTAAAATCTGCCTCGCCAAGGTTCCTATAATAATCCCATCCAAGACCGACTGTCAATGGTGACGAGCCAATATCGCTTCGTGATGTTCCATGTTCCGGACGACCTTCAGCAGCACACGTAAAAGCCACCAGACCACCGGCTCTTGTCATCCTCACCATATTAACAAAAGTCTCACGCCAATGTGGGTTGTGCTCAAAACATTCTGCTGAAACGGAAACATCAAATGAATTGTCTGGATAGGTCAAATCCTGACCCTGCATGACAACATCAACATCTGGTCCAGCAGCTACATCTACACCAATATAGGCGCAGTTGTCAAAGAAGTCACGAACTGTTCCATTAATATTCAAAGACCCTACTTCCAGAACCCTCTGACCAGAGAAAAACTCCGGAAACTCTCGCTTGACTTCCTCAAAAAATACTCTTTGTGCTCCGTGAGCCATTTACTTACTTTTCCTTATCAATTCAAATTTTTCGAGATACCGACGAATCGTCATCTCTGATACATCACATTGTTCTGCGATGTCTGCAATACTCCTGCTCTTTGTTACATATTGCATTCTCAACCATTGTTTAGAATGGTATCTCTTCACTGACATATCCAGTACCTCCCGTATCAGGGTCAATTCTCCATACAGGAACGGCCTTTTCCCAAGCATACATGATACATGAGTAGGTTCCGCCGTAAGGCTTTCCATCCCATACTGCAATCATCACATCAGAATTATCAACAATGTATTCATTTCTTGTGTGATAACACATCATACCAGGGTATTCCATTGACTCATTTGTCCAGACAATACCCGCCGCATGCTTTATGACCTTGGCATATTCTACAGAATCAGCAACCCTGGGCATATGTCCCTTCCATGGTCTGACACATACGTAAGGAATCTTGAGCTTCCAAGCCTCTTTGGCAGACCATAGGTCAACCCCAGCAGCCATGCCCTGATAAACCAGGGCCGCATGCAAATAATCCAGTGACTCAGACAGCCTGTCCTTAATCATATCAGGCTGAGAAATTCTCTCAGGACGATGACCGGTAATTCC